CGAATGCGGTAACAAATATCGCAGTCCGTTCGCTAGATGCGACGACCAACTTGAGCCTGAAGTAGTATAGTCCAGAGATCCCCAATCATCCAGCGGATGGTGAGAGGCCTCTCGGCTACACAAACTCCAGCGACAGACATGAAACATGGAACAGAGGCTGAAAGTATATTCCAAAGTTTCACATATGAGGAAGGTGGTGCGACTCATCCCTGCCGTTAGTAGCGTTTCTAGATCACCCCAACCAAAAAGGGTGTTAAGATTCGCTATCGACAGAAAGCGGCGTCCTACGGGAATTCGCATATGAGGAGGGTAGAAGCACTTTTCTACCAGTTAGGGCATGACATGATTGAATAAATGATCTGTCAGGGTCCGTCTATGGTCTGGGCCGCCGAAGTCCAGTTCCTTCTCTTTATACAAGAGAGAAGACTGGGAGAGGCGACAACCGGGAACACCATAAGAGAGTGTGAAAGTCTCCGACCAATTAAGCATTTTGGTCAGGGAAAGAGGCTTTAACGTGGTGTTCAGGGCCCCCGCCACCCAATGACGATAGCTGCGGTTATACATACCCACAGCTCGATCAACGTCATCTGGTGAACGGGCCTCACTTGTCTCACGATGGGGACAAGTGCTGGCGTTTTGGGTCGGGGTTATCTCTAACCCGTATTGGTTTACAGCTGTCCTTATAATGTGATCCAGGATGAGCTCGTTTGGAACCGAGTCACTATCACAGTGGTCGAGTGGGACCAGGCTTTCATAATGCTGACTGAAAACCCGTCGACCTTCAACAGAGGGGCCTAACTTGCCGATCAGATCCTGACGGAGCTGAGGGCCAGTTAAACGCCTCTGGTGATCATTATAAAGACACGCAGCGATCTTAAGCTCATGTATAACGGTCGGATCGCTGTAATCGAAAGAGAAGTTCTGGGTCGGAGTTAATCCAACACCACCCAGCGGCTTAGGTACCCAGTAGTTCACACCACGGGGAACCTGACAAAGGACTCTTTTATAAAACCTAATAAAGGTTTCATTCAAAAGTTCTTCACGGTCAGAGTTACTCTTCAGGAAGGCTTTATGGATAGGGGCAAGTTCCGGCCAAGTGATTAGTTTAGGATCACCCGCAAAGACACCCTTCATTTCGTTCCCAAAGAGAATACCTAAGTTGAGATAACCAATGGTCTGCCACACAGGCCAGCCCCAATCGACCCGAAGTTCAGGCTGAAGTTCTATCCTCAGCTCGTACATCGAATCGAGAATGACTGGCGCACGGCGTAGTTCACTATTCATGATAGCAAACTTGCGAGAGCAGTAGTTTTTCCCAATAGAGATCTCCAGGCCACACGCCTTAGTAATATCTCTCCACTTCTGATACTTGTTCCGAGGACACACAAAGACAATATCATCACCATTAACTCTGCAGGGAGGGGACCAGGTCTTCCACTCCATGGCCACACGCGTCGCAGCGTAGTTAATGATACAGAGAACGGGGAAGGACATGGGTGAGCCCATTAGTTGGCCCCACTCTTGTTTGAGGGGTTCCATCCAGTCCGGATGGTCCTTCATACGTCCGTGAGAAAGATAATGTCCTGTTAGACAGGTTTTACCAATCTCATAGAGCGGCGTATAACGAACAGAGATACCCTCAGGGGTGTATAGTTCATCACTGATGCACTCCCATGTCCACTCTGAAATCTCAGGATCTAGATTATCAGAGGCTGCCGAATAATCTCCGCTCACATAAAAGTCGTCCTCTGAGAGGCGACCGGTAAAGGTGTCTGCGAAGTCCAGATCGTTTATAGGGTGACCTATATAAGAGAACACAAGGTCCTCTTTAAGTTCACCCCACATCGTCTTCTGTATTTCGCAAAGGGCGTAATAAAGCCATGGATCCCCTTTTGTTATTACGCGAACCTTCAAAGGCTCAGGCAGTGGTACAGCCTGAGCTTCGTTATGTACCTCGGGCGAGAGCTGGTTGTAGGCACGTTCATGAACGAATCTTATGAAAGATCGAACACGATCGTCCCAGCCCTCAGGCACATAAACCGATCTAACTTCATGTGTATGGTCACAGTACATTGATGAAAGAACCCAATGTGACCCAAGACCGGTCGTGAGACGCACTTGGCTTAATAAGGACCCACCAAATTCATGGCAAAACTCCCGGACTAATAGCCCGAGAGCACCACCCTTACCGAAGGAGCCATCTCTTCCCATACAAGATGAGAGAGAGGGCATCCGGGTTTTAGGATGAATTGCCCGTGGTGAGCCTGCGCCGTATACATGGTGGCATACGGC